TGAACCAAAGGTATCTTGGAAGAAGTCTCTGAAGATCAACATCTCACGTTGTGCGTTCTCGATGGATGCTTCATTCTGATAGTATGCATCAGCCATGAAGTCTTTACCATCTTCGAGCATCTTCTCTATCTCATCCTGACGTTTGATACCTTTTTGGTATGAACGTTCGGCAGTAGCACAGTAGCCACCAATCCTTACAAGTAAAGAGATGTTCCAGAATGGATTCTCTTGACCTGTATCAGTGGCATCTGTTTGTATACCAGAGTACTTCTTACGCTTCGCATCGTCCTCGACCTCAGCGTAATTGAACTCTTCCAATAGTAAGTCTGTGATTTGTGTAGTTACTGTTACTTCTTGTATGTTTTTAGTCATGTGTATCTCCTATATGTTTGACTAGTATGTATGGGCAAGTGCCCGGTGAAAGATGAGCCATTACGACTCATCTATATAAGCACCCTCTTTCTTGATCTCAACTGCGAGAAGGCAAGATAAGAATGCGAATATTATCATCATTAAAGCTTCACCGATTAACATCGATATGAACATGCTCATGAAGGAAAGAATAAATCCTAAGAGCATTGTAATAAGCATCAAGTATTTCATAGATATCTCCTTTAATAATAAACCCCACACATCGCAGGGTTTTTTTGCTTATGCGTTTGTTTCTACATTGCTTTCGACGATGTCAATGATTTGCATTTAGGGAGGAGTGAGAGCCGAGACATGATATATGTCTCGAACGACGAGCAAATGTCTGCCCAATAAATGTCCTTACATTTATTTGGTCAAATCTTTGGTTGACATTGTAGGCCTGTTAGCAAGCATTACATCAAATAGCCACATAGGTTTGTGTTATAGCTTCGATTGCTATTTGTTGTTAGGCTTGGTCGCAGGTGAAAGTAATGTAAAACGGAACGTATAATCTTGCAAAAAAATCCCTGTGTGTGTGACATAGATGTTACAGAATAGTATAAGCTGTAGAACATCTTCTTGTTTTGCAACTTTTGCGACAAAAGTTGGATTGTCCGAAGCCACCAACAGAATAAACATAGAACGTGTAGAATAACATGGACGTCCCTTTTTTGTGATCTGCTGACGAAAGACAGAATAACGGAACGAAAGCATGGCGAATAGCCGTGCGATAGTGTATGTTTTTCTGTCCTAAGAAAAAGGAAACGGACTGCAGGACAATCGAGAAGGTCTGTGACTAACCACCCTATGTTAAGAAAGCTATGTGAAGAAAGTAGTAGCATCATACCGACTCGTAGTTCTATTATCAGGGGGAAGAAGGAGCATACACATCGTTCCATTGTCAAAATCTATGGCTTGCTCGAAATGCGTTTAGCATTTCAAAGCAAACAAGATGTATATGTTTTGACAATGTGGTTGTGTGTATGCTCATAGCGAGAACGTTTGTGCATTGACATGGTTACGTAGAACAGGTGATAAAGGGGGGGATTACAGGGGGGGTTTCTCAATGATACAAGAACGTAAGTTAACGAAGAAACAGATGGCTTTGGTTGATACCATCGTAGCAAATGGTTGTAGTGTGAAAGAAGCATCTAAGCTTGCAGGATATGCAGATGGTGAGAGTGGCAGAGTGACAGCCAGTAAGACTTTGAGGCTACCACATGTTCAACAGTATATGATGCAACGAGTGAGTGAGAGTATAGGATTGAGTGCTACGACAGCGAGTAAAAGGATATTGGACTTGGCTCGTGGTGCGAAGAGTGAGTACGTACAGCTAGAGGCAAGCAAGGATATACTCGACAGGGCAGGCTTCAAAGCTCCAGAGAAGCACATGCATCTACATGCAGGGGAAATAAAGGTTGCAATAGATTTGACGTAGGGGGGTGGGGGTAAAAAGTCGGGATGGCCTATCCACAACATCTCCCATACAAACATTTTTTGCTTTCAAGGTTCGTTTGTGCATTGAGTGCTGCAATTAGATATAGGATAAATAAATCATGAGTACACCGGCTTGGACACGTAAAGAAGGCAAGAACCCTCAGGGTGGATTAAACGCTAAGGGTAGAGCTTCTTATAAACAAGGCACATTGAAGCCACCAGTTAAGAGTGGTGACAATCCAAGACGTGCATCTTTTTTAGCTAGAATGGGTAATATGAAAGGGCCTGAACGTGACAGTAAAGGCAAACCTACAAGATTATTATTATCATTAAAGGCTTGGGGTGCATCCTCAAAAGCTGATGCCAAAGCAAAGGCAAGGGCTATATCTAAACGCAATAAATCAAAAAAGGAGAAAGCATAATGCCTATGGGAAAAGGAACATATGGTTCTACTAAAGGTCGACCACCTAAGAAGAAAAGCATGCTTACTGCAAAACAAAAGGCATTGCCTAAATCTTTACAAGCTAAGATAATGAAGTCAAAGAAAAAGTAATGGCAGTAAATGCAGCAGGAAACTACACCAAGCCTGAGATGAGAAAAAGAATTTTTCGCAGAATAAAGGCGAGTGGCAAAGGTGGAAGACCCGGGCAGTGGTCTGCAAGGAAAGCACAGATGTTGGCAAAGGCTTACAAGTCAGCAGGTGGTGGTTATAGATAATGGCATTAGCAAAGTCACAGAGATCGTTACGTGCTTGGACTAGACAAAAGTGGAGAACGAAATCAGGTAAACCTAGTACACAAGGGCCAAAAGCAACTGGCGAACGTTATCTACCTGAGAAAGCAATTAAAGCTTTATCTTCCAGTGAATACGCAGCCTCTACGGCTGCTAAGCGAAAGGCAACTAGAGCAGGTAAACAAGTATCTAAACAGCCCAAAAAGATTGCAAAGAAAACGAGAAGCTATCGATCTTATTCATAGGATGAAACAATGAGTTTTTTACACACTCTTAAGAAAGAAGACAGAGACATACTTAGATTTGTTGTAAAGAAAGTACACTTTAAACATTACCCCGAACAGTTTTGTACAGACTATGAAGCAGATAAAATGATTGCTGCTATTGCACCTGAGGTTGTTGAAAAACTGATGAAGGTTGGTAAGGATATGAAAGTTGATCAACTTTAAATACAAACCTGATGGAGAAGTATGTAAGTCGTTTATGAAAGACGACACTTTTTTTAGGGGAATCAGAGGGCCAGTAGGTTCGGGAAAATCAGTAGCTTGTTCTGTAGAAGTTTTCAGAAGAGCATTAATGCAGGAGAAATCACCAGATGGCAAAAGGAAAAGTAGGTGGGCGATCATCAGAAACACAAATCCTCAGCTTCGTACTACCACAATTAAAACTTGGTTGGATTGGTTTCCAGAAGAAGATTGGGGTAAGTTCTCTTGGTCAGTTCCATATACGCACAAGATTACCAAAAGTGACTTGGAGTTGGAAGTTATATTCCTTGCACTCGACAGACCTGAAGATGTAAAGAAACTTCTTTCATTAGAATTAACTGGCATATGGATTAACGAAGCAAGAGAAATTCCAAAGTCAATCATTGATGCATGTACTATGCGTGTGGGTAGATACCCATCTATGAGAGATGGAGGCCCTACTTGGACTGGGGTAATTGCAGACACTAACGCTCCCGAAGAAGATCACTGGTGGCCAATCATGGCAGGAGAAGTTCCTATACCTGATCACATAAGTTCTGAAGAATCTAGGATGCTAGTGAAACCCGACAACTGGAAATTCTATATACAACCATCTGCTATGATAGAAGAAAAAGATGATGAGGGATTGGTTTTAAAATATAATTCAAATCCAAAAGCTGAGAATCAAAAGAATATGATGAAGAGTTATTACCCTAACTTAATTCAAGGTAAAACTAAAAGTTGGATAGATGTATATGTTATGAATAGGCTTGGGCATATTCAAGATGGCAAGCCAGTATATAATATGTTTAGAGCAGATGTTCATGTTGCCAAAGAAGAAATACCTGTTGCTGATGGTCAGCCATTATTTATAGGTTTAGATTTTGGACTAACACCTGCAGCAGTCTTTGGTCAAAAGGTCAGAGGTCGTTGGTTGATCCTGCAAGAAATAGTTGCATTTGATATGGGCATTGTTCGATTTGCAGAATTATTAAGAGCAGAGATTGCAACACGATATGCAAACTGTGATGTGAATATATTTGGCGATCCTGCAGGAGACTTCAGAGCACAAACAGATGAGTCTACACCTTTTCAGATATTAAGAGGAGCAGGTCTTAAAGCAAGACCAACTCATAGTAATGATGTTGCTTTGAGATTAGAGGCTGTGTCACAACCATTACAGCGAATGGTTGATGGGCAATCAGGTATGCTTGTTGACTTTAGATGTAAAGAATTAATCAAAGGTTTTGAAGGTGGCTACCATTATAGACGTATGCAAGTATCAGGAGAAAGATACGAAGACAAACCTGCTAAAGATAGATTCTCTCATATACATGATGCATTGCAATATTTAATGCTTGGGTCTGGAGAGGGCAGGCAAGTTATGGGTCAGTTCAAAGCAGTAAAAGCTTTTAATGCAAGAAAGGATTTTGACGTATTTACAAGGCAACCAAAGCAACAAAGACGACAAGGACTTTGGGCTAGGTTATAACGTTTGTGCGTTGTGTAATTTATATGTTATGGTTATGGCTAAAAGAAAAGGAGTTTTATATGTGTTTACCAAGCAGTAGCCCAAAAACACCTGCACCTGATCCTCAATTGGAAAAAGAAAGAGAATCAGAAAAAGCAAAAGAACAAGTTAAAACTGCAGAAATGAAACAGGAAGCCTTAGAAGAAACAGTTTCAAGAAGACGTAAAGGTACTGGCAGAAGATCATTACTTACTGGTTCAGGTGGCGGCATAGGTTTTTATAACAGGTATTCATAATGCATGATTTAGCCCAAGGGTTCATGGCTAAGTATGAAAAAGCCAAAACAATAAGAAGAGAGTTTGAAGAACTCTATGATGAGATATTTGAATATTGTCTTCCACAAAGACAAGGATTTAAAAACTATACCCCCGGCCAAAGAAGAGATGATAGAATATTTGATGAGACTGCAGTAGTTGGTGTGCAAGAGTTTGCATCAAGATTGCAGTCAGGTCTTGTGCCAAACTTTGCACGATGGGCAGATTTTGTTGCAGGTGGTGAAGTTCCCGTAGAAGAAGCAGATGAAATAAACAATAAGCTTGATGAAGTCACAGATTATGTTTTTGAAATTATTCAAACCTCAAACTTTGCACAAGAGATACATGAATGTTTTATAGACCTTGCATTAGGTACTGCTGTTCTTGCAGTAACCGAAGGTGATGCAGTTCAACCAATAAGGTTTCATTCTATACCATTACCACATGTAGTATTAGATGTTGGGCCTGATGGAAGAGTTGATCATGTATATAGAGAACGTGAATTGAAATATTCAGATTTACCTGTTGCATATCCAAGAGGTGCTTTTACAGAACAAACATTAGATAAGATACAAAAGTATCCAGAAAGTAAATGTA